CGAATCTCGTAGATATTTTTTCGATCAGTTAGAAAAGCGTAATGTAAAACTATATGCTCTTATCGGCAATCATGATATTTTCTGGAAAGAAAGTCTATCCATTAATTCACCAGATTTATTACTAAAAGATTATTCTAATATCAATCTAATAACAAAACCAATTACACTAGATATCTATGGATTTGAGTTGGATGCAATACCTTGGATTTGTAAAGAGAATGAAAAAGAAATTTACGATTTTATAAGTTCAGGTAATAGTAATGTTTGTGTCGGGCATTTTGAAATATCTGGTTTTGAAATGATGAAAGGAATGGCAAGCCATGAAGGTATCGACAGAAATATTTTTGAAAGATATGAAAAGGTTTATTCTGGTCATTTTCATACTCGTTCCTCTTCTGGGAATATCACTTATCTTGGGACGCCTTATGAATTATTTTGGAATGACTTTCAAGACCAAAAAGGATTCTATGTCCTAGATACTGATACCCTCGAAATAGAGTTTATTAGAAACCCTTATGAAATGTTTGTTAAGTACTATTACAACGAGGAAAAAGAAGATCCAAATTTAATAGATATTTCCTTTGCTGAGGATAAGTATGTTAAACTAATTGTTGTAGATAAAAAAGATTATAATTTATTTGATAGTTTTATAGAGAAAATTTACAATAAAAATCCTGTAGAATTAAAAATCATAGAGGATCTAACAGAATTTGAATCATCAGCAATAGATGATAATATTAATCTTGAAGATACTATGACTTTACTATCAGAGTATGTGGATGGTTTAGAGACAGATGCGGATAAAGAAAGGCTTAAAGTAATACTAAAAGAACTTTATGTAGAGGCTCACGAATACGAGGAAACATGATTTTATTTAGGACAATAAAATGGCGTAATTTTCTATCAACAGGCAATCAATTTATAGAAGTACAATTAGATAAAGCACCAACAACACTTATCATCGGCGAAAACGGTGCAGGTAAAAGTACAATTTTAGACGCATTATGTTTTGTTTTATTTGGTAAAGCATTTAGAAATATAAATAAACCTCAATTAGTAAATTCTATCAATAATAAAAACACCGAAGTACATATAGAATTTACGATAGGCAAAAAAGACTATAAAATCATACGAGGAATGAAACCTGGGATACTTGAGATTTACCAGGATAACCAATTACTTTCTCAAGATGCCGCATCGAGGGATTATCAAAAATATCTTGAGGATAAAATACTAAAACTTAATTATAAATCTTTCACACAGATTGTTATACTTGGTTCGGCTTCTTTTACGCCCTTTATGCAATTGCCTCAGGGACATCGGCGAGAGATTATCGAAGATATACTAGATATTCAAATCTTTACTACTATGAATCAGCTTCTAAAAAATAGAATGACTGAGATAAGAGATCAAATAAGGGATTTAGATTCAAGTATTGAGGTTGGTAAACAAAAGGTAAAATTACAACAAGAATATATAGAACAATTAGAAGAAGACAAAAGAAAAAGGGAGACTGACGTTGAGAAAGATATACAGGAATCTACAGCCAAAATACAAAATTTTGCCAGTATTCTTGAAGATCTCAAAAATACTTACAGCATATATGAATCCGAAGTTTCGGACGAGCTGGATGCAGCAAACAAACGAGCAGAACTTGGAACTCTTCTTAAAAGTTTATCTGAGAGAATTAAGAAAGCAAGGAACGAAATACACTTCTATGAGCAGAACGACAATTGTCCAACATGCGCTCAGCAATTATCTGCAAATCTTAAAACACATGCAGTTGAGAAACATACACACAAAATCGAAGAAGTCAATGCAGCAATTGATACTCTCAACAATAAAATCGAAAAGATTGAAAGTAGACTTGAAAAAATCACTAGAATTAAAAAGGAAATGGTGGCTATCCAACAACGAATTGTTTCAACAAACACTGCCATTATTGCAGAACAAGGATATATTAAAAAGTTACAGACGAACAAAGACACCTCAGCACAAGATGTACAAACCATTCAAGCTGCTAAAACTAAACTTAAAGACCTCGCTAAAAGCGTCATTCAAACTAACGAAGATAAAAGTAAGCTTAAAGAAAACTCGTATTATTATGACGCCGCTGCTACATTACTCAAGGACACCGGGATTAAGACGAAGATTATTCGTCAATACTTGCCCGTCATTAATAAGTTAGTAAATAAATACTTATCTGCAATGGACTTCTTTGTTTCTTTTGAATTGGATGAGGCATTTAATGAATTAATTAAATCAAGGCATAGAGATGATTTTAGTTATGCCTCATTCAGTGAAGGTGAGAAACAACGTATTGATCTAGCGTTATTGTTCACTTGGAGAACTATTGCGAAGATGAAAAATAGTGCAAGTACCAATCTACTTTTATTAGATGAGGTGTTTGATAGTAGTTTAGATTCAAATGGTACAGAGTTTGTTATGAATCTTCTAAACACTATAGGTGATGATGTAAATGTATTCGTAATTAGCCATAAAGGTGACCAATTACTAGACAAATTCAATTCATTAATTAAATTTGAGAAACATCAGAATTTTTCGAGAGCAATATGATTATTAGAAAAGACCAATTAAAACTAGTTGCAGAAACAAATAGTATTTTAAATACGCCTCCTAGTGAATATGTGTTTGATGATTTAGATTCTGCCAGACTATTTGCCAATCTCTTATTTACTAGAATGAAGGAATTGGGAGGTGTTGGTCTTTCTGCTAATCAAGTAGGAGTAAATGCTAAAGTTTTTGTTATGGGTATAGATGAAGTAAAGTTATTTATTTTTAATCCTATAATTATATCCCATAGTAAAAAAGAAACAAATTTTAATGAAGGGTGTCTTTCTTTTCCAGGTATAACTTTAGATGTAAAAAGACCTGAAACTATAGAAGTTCGTTTTCAGAATGAGAATGGTGAAGTTGTCGAACAGGTTTTATCTGGTCTAACTGCTAGAATTTTTCAGCATGAATACGACCATATGATGGGAAATACATTTAAAAAACATGTATCTCCTATGAAATGGGCAATGGCGGTCAAAAAATTCAAGCATAAAAAAGAAAAAATTGTTAAGAAACACGCAAGTAAAATTGTTTTGGACATATTAAAAGACGCTCATAATAATGCTAGTGAAGTAAGTCGTTGATATCAAATAACTTTTATTTTTAGTGCAGGACTTGACAAAGGTGCCAATACCTTATATAATATTGATATATTAAGGAGGCACCATGCTTAATGTAGCAAACAGCAAATCAGTTCTAGCCAAGCTCTTGGCGCAAGAAAATCTCAAGGTTGAACACCGTAAAGTTCAAACCGCATACTTTGATCCGATGAATAGACTGCTAGTCCTTCCAATTTGGAAAGACATGTCCAATGATCTGTATGATCTTTTGGTTGGGCATGAAGTCGGTCATGCTTGGGAAACGCCCCCAGACGGATGGCATGACGCAGTAACTGCTCATCCAAAAGGGTTTAAATCATATCTTAATGTGGTCGAGGATGCCCGTATCGAGAAAAAAATTAAATCTAGATACCCAGGTCTTCGATCATCTTTCTATAAAGCATACAAAGATTTACATGATAAAGACTTCTTTGGGTTGTCTAAATATGACATAAACAAATTGCCCTTGATTGACCGAATCAATGTTCATTATAAGTTAGGTCCATTTATGAATGTCCCTTTCAAAGATCAAGAACATGTATTTCTTAAACGTATCGACAATATTTCTACTTGGGATGATGTTCTAAGTATCGCCAAAGACTTATACGAGTATCGTAAAGAAGAAATGCAAACAGAATTCGATACAATGCCCGACGAATGGGATGAGGGGGATTCTAGTGATTTTGATGATTTTGATGATGCTGGCGGTGAAGGTAATGGCAGATCTGGCAGTTCAGAAAGTAGTTTGAGTGAAGAGGGCGACGAAGACAGCGATTCAGATTTAAAAAGTAATGCTAGAAAGGGCGGCCGATCAAAAGAGAAAGATCCTAAGTCTCTAACTGATATGCATTTTCGAGAAAAAGAGAAATCACTGATTTCCGATAAAATTAAACCTTATGTATATGTAGATTTGCATTACCCGAAAAACTGGAGACATTGTATTATTTCACACAGCGATGTTTATTCCAGGTTAGATTGGTCCTATGCTGATAATTTTAAAAATGTACTAGTGGAGTATAATGTTGATTCTACACATGCTGAAATACTAAATAGTTCAACTTTATTGTCTCAGTATAAGGAGAGAAATAGTAAATTTATTTCCTATTTGGTAAAAGAATTTGAGCTAAAACGTAATGCTAAGCAATACGCGAGAGCAAACGTATCAAAAACAGGAGAACTTGATACGGAAAAAGTTTGGTCGTATAAATTGCGAGATGATTTATTCAAACGAGTAACTCAAATTCCTAAGGGCAAAAATCATGGTATGATAATGCTCATTGATTGGTCAGGTTCTATGTCGGATTGTCTTTCTGATACTATAGAACAAACTCTTATTCTAGCAGATTTTTGTAAAAAAATTAATATTCCGTTTGGTGTTTATGCTTTTTCGGATTGCTCTTATCTAAGTAAATTATCTAATAGTGATAAAGAAAATGATTGGCCCATGGTAGAAAATGCATTAGTTGTATTTGAATATAAGCATTTCAATATGATTGAATTCATGAATAGTAATATGAGTGTTACCCAATACAATGAGGCACAAAAAAGACTGTTGCAAATTGCTAAGGCTTTTGATACATTCTCAAATTCAAAATTGGGATATGAGGGCATTTCTTTAAGACAAGCTTTACACAGGGCTATTCCGAAAGAACTTAGTCTTAACGGAACACCTTTAAATGAAGCATTAATTATCTGTCAAAATTTAGTTGCAGACTTTAAAGAATCATATCGTCTAGATATCATGAATTTTATTGTATTGTCCGATGGTGAAGGAAAAGATTTAGATGTTATTTTCAAAGAAGGTAGAAGAAGACTTATTAATTACGAATTAAACTCAAGAGAAAAAAATAATTATCATTTAATCATTAAGGATGTCAAAAATAACGTTATCGGAAATACCTTTCCCGGGGAATCTATTACTCATGCGTTTCTTCGCATGATTAAAAATAGATGTAATGCAAATATTATTGGTTTTTATATTTTGCCGAGATTGAGTACTGGTTATATTGCTAGTTTTTTACAAACAAATGGTAAAGATAATCTGATAAGTTCGGATCTTGTAAGAAACGAAATAAAAAAGAATAAATTTTATGATCTTCAAAATACAGGGTATAACAAATATTTTTTGATCACTAGTAAAGATTTAGAAATAGCTGAAGATAAACTTGTAACTGAAAACAATTCGAAGAGAGAATTAATGAAAGCTTTTTTAGTTAATCAAAAGAAAAAATTAGTTAATAGAGTGTTTTTGAATAAATTTATATGTGAAATTGCTTGACATCTTTATCTAAAGATTATATAATAAATTATTGATAACCCAAGGACTATATTATGCGTAAAGTGACAGATGTTCAGAAAAAAATATTGATTGAACAGTTGATTTCTAAATTTGGTAATATCGCTGCTCGTAAAGATATTATTAAATATACTAAAGAATTGGGGGTTTCTGTACCTAATTGGTTAATCAATGGCGCAGAATTTAAACATGACCGAGGATTAATTAACTTGGCTGCTGATCTAGAGAAATCCACCCCCACTAAAACGACGATAGTTGAACAACCAAATACTGCAGTAGCTCTTGCTGCGGCAGTAGTGCCTCTTCGACAAAAGAAGTTAGTAACGGAAGTCGATAATCTAATTCCTAATAAAGACGACACGTATGTACCGTTCGGTTTCTACAAAGATTTAGAATCAATTATCAAGCACAATTCTTTCTATCCGATCTTCATTACTGGTTTGTCTGGTAATGGTAAGACTACTATGGTAGAGCAAATTTGTGCAAAGCTTCGCAGAGAGTGTATTCGAGTAAATATTAGTATCGAAACAGACGAGGATGATCTTGTAGGTGGCAGTACTCTTATTGATGGTAATGTAACATTCCGTGAGGGTCCTGTTATTACAGCAATGCGTCGAGGTGCTATTCTTTTGCTGGATGAGATTGACCGTGGTAGTAACAAGCTAATGTGTATTCAAGGTATTCTAGAGGGTAAGCAATACTTTAATAAGAAAAACGGGGAAATGATTGTACCAGAACCAGGTTTTAATATTATCGCAACTGCTAATACTAAAGGTCGTGGTACAGATGATGGTAAGTTTATTGCAGCTCAAATTCTTGATGAAGCATTTCTTGAGCGTTTTCCGATTACTGTTGAACAAGAATATCCTTCATCTACTACCGAACGTAAAATCATCATTAACAATATGGAACATTTCAATTGCTTGGATGAAGAGTTTGCGGACAAGTTAGTTGCTTGGGCTGAAATTATTCGTAAGACATATGTAGAAGGTGCTATTGACGAAATCATCTCGACACGTCGTTTAGTACATATCGTTAAAGCATATGGAGTGTTCAAAGAACGCCAAAAGGCAATCAATCTTTGTATCAATCGTTTTGATTCAGATACAAAGTCAGCTTTTATGGACTTGTATCAGAAGATGGAGGAGCCTCCGGTTGAAGAAACTGCGAAGGATACCAATATGGTATCAGATGAGATTCCTTTCTAATTTTACCTAAAGCAAAATAGGGCACTTCTGTGCCCTATTGCCTATTATAAATATAATATAACTATATTATAGGTGATTGAATGAAGACAGCACTAATTACTGGTATTACAGGACAAGATGGATCATATCTAGCAGAGCTCCTTTTAGTTAAAGGATATAAAGTACACGGTATTATCCGAAGAAGTTCATCAATCAATACGGGAAGAATAGATCATCTCTATAACAACCCGAATCTAAAATTACATTATGGGGATGTGACCGATTCTTTCACACTGATGAACGTGTTAGAGAAAAATAATCCTCAAGAGATTTACAATTTAGCGGCTCAAAGTCATGTGCAAGTTTCTTTTGAAACACCTGAGTATACTGCTATGGTTGATGGAGTTGGGACTTTAAAAATTCTAGAGTGTACTAGAATGCTTGGTTTAAATGCTAAAATTTATCAAGCATCAACATCTGAATTATACGGATTAGTTCAGGAAGTTCCTCAAAAAGAAACAACCCCATTTTATCCTAGATCTCCGTATGGAGTAGCTAAACTATATGGGTATTGGATTGTGAAGAATTATAGAGAAGCATATAATATGTTTGCTTGCTCTGGTATTTTATTTAATCATGAATCTCCAAGACGTGGGCACAATTTTGTTACACAAAAAATTGTTCAAGGTTTGAGAAATATCTATATTGGTAAAACTGAATCGCCTGTATTGTTAGGTAATCTAAATGCCAAGCGTGACTGGGGTCACGCTAAAGATTATGTCGAGGCAATGTGGTTGATGCTACAACAAGATAAACCAGATGATTATGTTATATCTACAGGTGAAATGTATTCGGTGAGAGAGTTTGCTGAAGCATGTGCCCCTTATTTTAATATGAATATTCAATGGGAAGGTGAGGGATTAAATGAGATTGGACGAGACATTAAAACTGGTAATGTTGTTGTTGCAGTAGATAAAAGATATTTTAGACCAGCTGAGGTTGACCAATTACTTGGAGATTCTTCAAAAGCAAGACGAGAATTAGGCTGGGCACCTAAATATAATTTTAAATCATTAGTACAGGATATGTGTTTATATGGATAAGAATAGTAAAATTTTTGTCGCCGGGCATAAAGGATTAGTAGGTTCAGCAATCGTCAGAAAATTACAATCTGATGGTTATCATAATATTGTTACTGTTCCGCACACCAGTTTAGATTTGCGTAAACAAGATGATGTTAATAATTGGTTTAAGTATAATAGACCGGAATATGTTTTTCTCGCTGCAGCTAAGGTAGGGGGTATTGCTTATAATGCCCAAGTACCAGGTGATTTTATATATGATAATCTAATGATTCAAACTAATGTCATAGACACCGCTTATAGAACAGGAGTCAAAAAATTATTATTTTTAGGGTCTGCTTGTATCTATCCTAAAGTAACACCTCAGCCTATTAAAGAAGAATACTTAATGACTGCTCCACTAGAGCCAACCAATGAGGGATATGCTTTAGCTAAAATTGCTGGTCTTCGTATGTGTCAACATTACAAGACACAATTTGACTTTAATGCTATTAGTTTGATGCCTGCAAATTTATATGGGCCTAACGATAATTTTAATCCATTAGAATGCCATGTTATTCCAGGGCTTATTAGAAAATTCCATAGCGCGAAAGTAAATGGGCATGATGCTATAACTGCTTGGGGTGATGGCTCGCCTACTAGAGAATTTCTACATTGCGACGATTTAGCAGATGCATGCGTATTTTTAATGAACAATTATGATGATTCTGCTCATATTAATGTAGGATCAGATACTGAAATTACTATTAAAGAATTATCTGAAATTATTAAACGAGAAGTAGGGTTTGAAGGAAGAATCTTCTGGGATACTACTCTACCCAATGGTACTCCTAGGCGCAAAATGGATAACACTAGATTATTTGATTTAGGATGGAAACCTAAAATTGGATTTGATGAAGGGCTGAAATCAACAGTTAAATGGTTTATGGAAAATAAAGCATGAGTAAATTAAGATGGCCATTGATGGGTGAAACTATCACCTGGAGTGATAGAATAAAAATGGCAGCATTTTGTCTTACTGCTGATAGATTTACTAATGGAATAAAGGTAAAACAATTTGAATCGGAATGGAATGACTGGATTTTAAAAGATTCAAACAATTCATTTGCACGTTCTTTGTATGTATCTAGTGGTAGTACTGCCAATTTTTTATTAGTAGCTGCTGTAATGGAAAAATTTGGTCTAGTCCCAGGCAATAAGGTTTTGCTACCAGCATGTACTTGGATGACTAATGTAGCCCCTATAATTCAATTAGGATTGACTCCTATCTTCTGCGATATTAATTTGCAGAATTATAGTTTTGATTTAGATGAAGTTAAAAAGATTGCTTTATTACATAAAGATATTAAAATGATCTTTGTTACTCATTTATTAGGTTTCCCTGCACAAAACGATAAACTAAAAGAGATTTTGCCCAATGCTCTTATTATAGATGATGTATGCGAATCACATGGATGTCTAGATCCTAATGATAATAAGGTAGGATCAAATTCATTAGGAGCAACCTTTAGTTTTTATTTCGGACACCATATGTCCACTATTGAAGGGGGTATGGTAACTACCAATGATCTTGAGTTGTATGATTTAATGAAAATGAAAAGAAGCCATGGATTAGCAAGAGAATCATCAGATCCTACAAGATACCATCTAATGTCCCCTGAAATAGATCCCCAATTTTTATTTCAGACTGATGGATATAATTTTAGAAATCATGAGATTTGTGCGGTATTGGGCATTGCACAATTAAGTCGTTTAGATGAGATGATTAAGATACGACGTAGTAATTATGTTAAGTATGTAAAAATTATAAACAATAACTCAAATCTTTTTTATCCTCATACATATGATCCTGGTAATAGTAGCTTTTGTTTTCCTTTTATTTGTAAGGACAAAAATACAACTGTTAAAATGAAGACAATCTTTAAGGATAATGGTATTGAATATAGACCAGTTGTTGCTGGTAATTTATTAGCTCAACCTTTTCTAAAGAAATATAAAATGATTACAGAAAAGACCGAGACAAACGCACAGATTATTCACACCCATGGTGTATACATTGGAAACAACCATTTTGTAGATGGTGAGGATATGGAATTTCTCGAAAATATTATTAAGGACATCTAATGATTGCTATTGATATAGAACAAATTTTAAAAGATACAATTCATAAGACATTAGAACGATCTAGGTCTGTTTCTGTACAAGATCATAATTTTCCAGATATTGAATATGTTGAAACAGATTCATTAGGAGAAGTTATTGAGAAATTAGCTATACTTCATATCAGAACATGGATGCTCGAAGATGCTATTCAAGTTGCCAAGACAGATAAAGAAATAGCTGATCTAAAAAGAAAAATTGATATTTGTTTCAAAGTGAAAAGACCAAAATATGTTATGGCAATCAATACTATGATTGATAATGCTATTTTGCAGGGTAAATCATTGAGAGAGGATTCTGTTAAATTATATAAAGGCGTAGATAATGCGTAAAATTATATTTTTTAATCATTATCATCGAGGAGATCTTTTCACACATAAAGAATTTATTAGGCATCTAAAGCAACAATTAGCCGGCGCTGATTTTGTATTTCAGTATTTGCATTTTAATCATCCTAAAGTAAATAAGGATTTGGATATACCTTTAATTGGCACACCTTCTAATATAAATGATAGAGATAAATTTATAGAAAGATCTTTTAATACACTATTAGTTAATACATGGATAGGTGTGTGGGGAGATACTGAAGGATATGTTGGGGTAAATCTTGATTCATTAATGATGAGTTGGCGACATATTTATAATAAGATCAATGATTATTTTGATGTAGCCGTATCATTAGAATCTAATAAAGAATACTATGTACCAACACTAGACGAATCCTTTTTTAATGTTAAATCCATAGATGATTTTGTAAACTCAAATAAAAATAAAAAAGTATTGGTTTGTAATGGAATACCTATGTCTAATCAATCTTTTGTGGGCGACATGAGTGATTTATTAAATCCTTTGGCTAATAAGTATAATGATATTACTTGGTTATGTACTAAGAAATTTAATACAACAGAAAGTAATATTTTATTTACAGATGATATTATAAAAGATAACGATCTGTATGACTTTAATGCCCCTTGGCATGATAGACAACAAAATAACTGTGATCTAAATGAGATATCATATCTAAGTAGATTTTGTAATGTAATTATAGGGAAAAATTCTGGACCTTTTGTTTTCTGTGAGACTAAGGAAAATTTTAACAATCCAGACAAAACATTTATTTCCTTCACTAAATGGCAAACAGAATCTTTATCACATAATATAAAATATAATTGTAAATATAATATCGTATTAGATCATAGTTACGAAAATCTAAATAAGGAAATTGAGAATAATTTATGAAAGATTTAATTATAGGATGTAGTACACGATATACATGGGATCAATTAAAATACTGGGTCAATTCAATAAATAGGTCTGGATTTAAAGGCGATAAGGTTCTTATCGTTTTTGAGTGCGATAAAAAAACAGTAAAATTATTAGAAGATAATAATATCATTGTTGTTCCTGTTGATGAAAGTTATAGCTATAGATCTGCTATCCCTGTTCATGTAGAAAGATTTATTCACATTTATCATTACTTGTCTCAAAATAAGTATAGATATGTAGTTACTACGGATGTGAAAGATGTGGTATTTCAAAATGATCCTATACGATGGATAGAAGAAAACATAGGCGACAAACAGTTGATAGTTGGGTCTGAGTCGTTAAAATATAAAGATGAACCTTGGGGAGATGATAATCTTAAGTCTACCTTCGGTGAATATATCTATGAAGAATATAAAAATGAAACTATATATAATGTAGGGACATTTGCTGGCACATATCAGGCTGTAAAAGATATGGCTATGATGTTGTTCATTATGTCAATAAATAGACCTATACCTATTGTAGATCAAGCAACATTTAATGTTATGTTAAATTGTGAACCCTGGAAAAGTACTACGAAATACTGCACATCTGAGGATGGTTGGGCAGCACAACTTGGTACTACAGCTGATCCAAATAAAATTGCATACTTTGAACCTAATTTATTAGAACCCAAACCTATTCTACATCAAGATTATGTAACAACATCTACAGGAAAAGAATTTGTTATTGTTCACCAGTATGATAGAATACCTAATTTGAAACCTCATATTGAAAAGAAATTTAGCAAATGAAAAAACTAAGATTAGGATTCGCAGATACATTTTTTGGTTGCGCTGATCTATTTTTTACAAATGTTTTGTCCAAAAAATATGAAATCATTCGAGATGATGAAAACCCGGAATATTTAATTTTTGGAGATGAGGTATTTGGAACTAAAAATACTCAGTATGATCCTTCTAAAGTATTAAAGATTTTCTACACAGGTGAAAACAGAAGGTACTGGGATTATGTATGTCATTATGCTATTACATTCGACCATTACGAAGAACCATTTCATTATAGGTTGCCATTATACACTGTAGAAGAATGGCACATGGAACATAATAAAGGGATGGGTAGTTTTTTAGATGTATTTAATAAAAGAGACCTAGCTATAAAGACAAATTTTTGTGGTTTTGTTCATGGCAATGGTAATACTCCTAAACGCGTAGATTTTTATAATAAATTATCCCAGTATAAAAAAATTGATAGCGGAGGTCCGTTATTTAATAATATAGGATATGTGTTGCCGAGAGGTGACGATGCACAAAAACAGAAAATAGATTTTTTCAGAAATAAAAAATTTGTTATGTGTTTTGAACAATCAGGGTATCCTGGTTATGTTACAGAAAAAATTCTACATTCATATTGGGCAAATGCTGTACCAATCTACTGGGGCAGTCCTACTATTGGATTAGATTTTAATCCTGCTTCTATGTTATCCTTGCATGATTATGAGAATGATGAAGAGTTTATAGAAGCCATTATTGAAGTAGATAATAATTCAAAATTATATGAAAAGTATTTCAATGAACCTGCACTTATTGATAATAAACGAAATAAGTATATGGAAGTAGATAGATTTTTAACTTGGTTTGATAACAACGTATATAAAGGTTAATATGGCGGCGGAATCAGTAACTATCGTAACAGCCTTTTTTGATATAGGTAGAGGTGATTGGGTAGGATATGCTAACGGGACTCCTATTGCTCCTTATATTCAAAGATCAACCGAAACTTATTTGGAACGATTTAAGGCGTTAACTAAACTAGATAATAAAATCATTGTGTTTACAGAAAGCAAATTTTCTGATATTATAAAGGAAATGCGCGATGATATTATCATAGTAGAGTATGATGAAATCTTTTCAGAAAATTATAATCTTATGGAGGAGCTGCATAGGATTATGAGGAATAGGGACTTTATAAAATTAATTGATTCCCCTGCATCGCCAGAATATTGGTCTCCTAAGTATGTACTAATTAATTTTTATAAATCTTTATTTGTAGAATACGTCATTAATAATAACATAGACGATGCGAACACTTTAGCTTGGATTGATTTTGGTTATGTGAGAGATGATACCAGATTTGTTCCTGGTACTACATGGAAATTTGATACCAATAATAAAATTAATTTATTTAATATTCGCCCATTAGATGATAGACCAATATTTGATATCGTTATGTCTGGGGATGTATACATACAAGGATGCCATATTGTATCTCATAGAGAAGGGTGGTCTCATCTAAGAGGTCTTATGTTGGATTCATTATCTGTATTAACTCGTGTAGGTATGATAGATGATGACCAAACAATGTTGCTTATGTCTTTTAGAACAGCTCCTCATTTATTTAGTATAAACTATATTGACCCTAACAAGGATGGGTGGTTTGTGATATTTAAGGATTTTAATCATGCTTAAAGTACATGCTATTCAAGGAACCGGTGTGATGGGAGATTTTTTAAATTCTCTGCCTGTGCTGTCTGGATTATCCAAAGCATATGATTGTAAAATATTTTTAGCAGTCCAGGGAAATCTCAGAACATTCAATGGCATGATAGACTTATTGAAATATCAATACATGTTTGAGGATGTGGTATATGATGATGAAGTAACGATTGATGTAGAATATTTTAAGTTGACAAGTTGGACAAGGTCAACTAAAAATTCAGAACATCGACCTATAGAAACATCAAGATATGAAAATTTTTTAAATGATACGTATGACGTTTCTTTTGAAGTTGACGATGATTTTGTTTTAGAAATACCTAAAATAGAATTGGATAATGATGCAGCAGATTATGTCTATATAGGTGATCGTTGGACTACTAATATTGATATGAGAAGAAACTGTAATATTATTAAAGATTCAGGAAAATACAATGATGTAAAATTTAGATATTTAGATTATAGTCAAACAATGGCTTACAATGCAGCATTAATGAATAAATCTAAGTATCCTTTTATTTCAGCAATCACTGGTATTTCGGTTTTAGCTAACCTTATGAAAAAAGAACAGATTGTATTATATGATGATGCTATGATAACATGGGATAATAGAAGTTCTATTATGGACACATATAATAAGCATTATTATAGCAATAGAAATACTAGAATAGAACATATATATACTTTCAATTATGCTTGACAATTACGTTAAATTACGTCCCGGACATTATTTTCAAATGTTCAGAACCGGTCCAGGACCATCCTATAATAACGATTACATAAGTTATTATAATAGAATACCAGGTATCGCAATGTCCAAATTACGATACAATAGAATAAAATCTGTTATAGGAAATTTTTCATCAGTATGTGATTTTGGTTATGGGAATGGTGATTTTTTATCTTATTGTACTGAACAAAACCATAGTTGTTTTGGGTATGATATTTCAAAATATCCAACACCTCCAGGAGTTCAATTTGTTAATTCAATAGATGATGTATCAGTAGATTTATTTACATTTTTTGATTCTATAGAACATATTCACAATTCAGATTTAGTTAGTTTTTTATTAGGTATTCATACAAAATATTTTTGTATATCCTTGCCTCATATGCATGAAGAAATGGGTGCTGAATGGTTTAAAACTTGGAAGCATAGAAAGCCTAATGAGCATTTTCATCACTTTGATATCCATGGATTAACTAAATTACTTGAGGATGCAGGATGTGATGTTTTATATGTTGGTAACGACGAGGATGAGATAAGAAAACCAGTAGATTCTCTTACAAATATTTTAACAGTTATTGCGAAAAAATTATGATAGTTAATATTACAGATAGAAATTTCGGGGGCAGAATTAGAAATGGTGATATTTTAGGTGTGCTAAATCTAATTCAACATTTGAGAAATGTGAATAATAACCAGGAAATAAAAGCACATTTGCCCGATAATGCTATTCTTGACGGTGATGTTGGAATAAAATTTAGAAACTGGTTAATTAGTAATACTGATTTTATGACATCGGAACAAGGCGATATTAATTTAGAATACGAAAATTTAAACGTGTGGGATTATAGAGCATTGGCCGGTGATATATTAGTTCTTCCAAATCCCCAACCAATGGAAAAGAAGATATGTATATTTCCTTTATTTGATGGCCCATATAATAATTATAGAAATTGGCCGGTAGAATTACTTCAAGATTTAATTGACAAATTTGCTGATAGCAAATATCATAAGTATGAGAAAGTAATTTGCATCAAAGATCCTATTAGTATAGATTTAAAAGGATTTGTATTTAGCACTGGATATATTGATAATATAAATCATATCGCCACTTGTGAATATTTTATCGGAGGGGAAACTGGTACTTCCTTATTAGCATCTGTATTGAATAATGATAAAAGAAAATTATATTATTACTATAGTACTTTCGCTCGTTTACATACGGTACCTTTTCATGTTATGCAAGGTAAAGGTACTATAAATATGTTTTTTGAAAAACAATGGGTAAATCCTTTCTAATATGCTTAATAATTATGCTAAAAATGAATTTGATGTAGTATATCAAATAGAGAAAAGTAAATACATATACGATAAAAACTATATAAATACTAGATATAATTGTTATGGTGAACTAACTAATTATATGAGTCATTTACGATTGGGATATATTTTAGGATGTATTGGTTGTGTTCCAATGTCAATACTTGATGTTGGATACGGTAATGGGTCATTCTTAAAAACTTGTAGTAATATTATTCAAGAATGTTTCGGACATGATATTAGTGGGTATGAAATACCTGATGGTTGTTCCTTTGTGGAAGATATTACTTCTAATCATTATGATGTAATAACCTTTTTTGATTCATTAGAACATTATGATAATATAGATTTTGTAGGTGATCTTAAGTCAAGCTTTATTTGTGTATCAGTTCCTTGGTGCCATTATCCAAACGAGGATTGGTTTGAAAATTGGAAACATCGCAGAGAAGATGAGCACCTGTTTCATTTTAATGAAAAATCTTTAACTAAATTTATGAATTATTATGGATATAATTTAGTTAATTATTGTAATTTAGAAGATACTATTAGAAAATCTTCTAATAATGAACCTAATATTCTAACAGCATTTTTTAATAAAATATGAAATCAATTGGAATTTATCATTGGACATATGATAATATGTCTGCCGTTGAAGCTTCTGTTGCATCATTCAGAGAACATAATCCAGATGTTCCATATTTTTTAGCATGCGATGGTGGCGCAGATTTTTATGATTTATGTAAAAGATATAATGTAGAATATCTACATAGCCAATATAGAATAGGTTATCCTTCTCCTCACTGGGGTCATGATAAATTTAAAGTAGCACATTTTTTAAAGCGTATGTATTTAGCGTGCGTTTCAATGAACACTACACATTTTGTTATTAGTGAAGATGATGTTATTTGTTTAAACGAAATACAATTTGATGAATCCTGGGAACTTGCCGCATATGATATTTTCGGAGGAAATTATTTTACTAAAGAATTATTAGATGCGTGTGAGGAACATTCAGGAGTTAAACCTAACAGAGATTGTTATGGTGCAGGCGCAGGCGCAATATTTAAAACAAGCACATTTATAGAATATTTCTGGGATGTTATAGAATTCTATGATAAGAATTTTGAGAGATTTCATCAGAACCAGCCCCAATTAGGTTGGAACGATTGTTTTCTTCATATCTATTATTATCTAGCAGGAAAAGAATATAGCGTAAATCCGAGATTATACAACATCTTTCCCGAAAATCCAAGTATAGATTTAAATAGTATGCGTAATGATTATGACATGGTGCATAACTATAAAAATTTTTATGAGAATAGAAAGTGAGAATAGTACTTTATAATCATCAATTTTTAACTGAAGATTCTAATTGGGTTTCAATCTATATAGATCAACTTAAACAGATAGAAGATTATGGCTTATTGGATGCTGTGGATGAAGTAAAGGTTACTGCTCTTGGGGATCAGACACAAATTGATTTATTAGATAAACTATCTCATACCTACCAAAAGATAACAGTTTATCCCATTCTAAATAGTTCTACAAGTACAGATATTTCTAATGACTTTGCTAAAAGGGATGATACGTTAGAGAAAAAATTTATCTATGAAACACCCACTATAAAAAGAATTTGGGATGATTCAAAAGAAGAAGATTTTTTAGCTTTATATTTTCATTCTAAAGGTGCATCATCATTTTTAAGACATTTTAAAAACGGGGATATTAATACATTTAAAAATTATTTCTATTGGAGAAAATATTTGGAATGGGGATGTCTTGAGAATTGGTCGATATGCGTCAATGCACTCAAGGAAGGGCATGAGTTAGCAGGTTGTAATTATAATAGTCATCCTTTCCCCCACTTTAGTGGTAACTTTTGGTGGGCTAGAAGTGATTATATTAGAACATTAGATGATGTTTCTAATTCAAGTTGGTGGCAGTCTGTTAAGCAACCATATTTTGTCGATAGATTAGTGGACGAGTTTTGGGTAGGTCATAAAGCAACAAGAATATTTGTTATAGATGCCCCGCCAGAAAAATTATGTTCCCCTAATCCTGGATTATATTCTGAACCTTATTTGAGAAAATATTATGATAAAATACAAATACAATGAAGATGAATTAATTGAACAACTTAAAAATTATGTAGACGCAACCTATAGCCAACATTATGCGCAAGGGAAGATTCAGACTACAGAATTTATTATTGACAATGGTCATGGTATTGGTCATACTGTTGGTAATATAATTAAGTATGCCCAAAGATATGGGAAAAAAGAGGGAAAGAATAGGAAGGATATACTAAAGGTGTTACACTATGCTTTAATAATGTTGTATGTACATGATCTTGAAACAAAACTAAGTGAGGATAAAGATGCAATTTAGTAATGAAACAATTCAAATTCTTAAGAATTTTTCTAGTATCAATAGCAATATTCTTATCAGAAAAGGTAAATCAATTTCAACTATTAGTACAGCAAAGAATATCTTTGCCAAAGCTTCTGTTAGTGAAGATTTTCCTGTAGAAGTACCAATCTACGATCTAAACTCGTTGCTTGCTCTATTAACTTTAATGGATCAGCAAAATGTAGAGTTTGGTGAGAAGTCTTTAACTATCTCTAAGGATGGTGGCAAGTTCGAATATTTTTATTCTAATGCGAACGTAATCGTCGCAGCACCAGATAAAAGTATTGAACTTGATAATCATTTTCAGTTTAAACTTACAGCTGAAGATGTGAATATGATTATGAAAGCGGCAGCTATTACTGCAGCACCTACCATTTCTGTTACATGTAGCAATCAAGAAGTTGTATTGTCTGTGGGTGATAGGAAAAACGATACAGCTAATAGCTATAACAAAATTATTGGCCCAGGTATTGCAGACTTTGATTGTCATATGGCAGTTGAGAATTTTAAATTAATTCCAGATGCATATACAGTAACAATTAGTAAGAAGAAATTCTTTCACTTTAAACACGAGACAAAATCTATTGAGTATTTTGTCGCTATGGAACCGGATTCAGTAGTATGACTAAAGGCGATAAAAACATCAAATATGCTGCTCGCATCATAAGTGAAAGAGAATGCGGGACACAAGATCAATGGGAGTACTATGTTCCTAGAGCATGGGAAATTATTCTTTTGGTGGAACAATTAGGATTTTTAGATAAGAAAAGATTCTGGGGCGAAAATGACCAATTGCAAAGAAATTAAACATTGTTTTGCTTGCGGTGGTACCAATCTAAGTGAAGTGTTTAACTTAGGAGAGCAACCTTTAGCTAATTCCTATAAAATCTTTCGGGATCAAGAGGAACTCAAATTTCCTCTTGGTATTCAAGCCTGCAATGAATGTTATCATGTGCAATTAACTCATTTGGTTAATCCTGATCTTTTGTTTATTGATTATGCTTATATGTCTGGAGTATCAAAAACAGCTATTGAATTTTTTGATTGGTTCGCAGACATGTCATTACGATATTTCAAAAGCCGCACAAAAACAATTTTAGATATTGGATGCAATGATGGAAGTCAATTAGATATCTATAAACAAAAATATGGCATGGAAACTTGGGGTGTTGACCCAGCAAAAAATTTGTGGATAGCTACATCTAAAAGGCATAATGTAATTTGTGATTATTACAAAAAAGATTTAATTGAAAACAAATTTGATATTGTCACTGTACAAAATGCTTTCGCTCATAATTATGACCAGTATCAATTATTAGTAGATATAAAAGAAAATCTTAAAGATGATGGGTTATGTTTTGCAGTAACATCTCAAGCGAAAATGTTGCCGAACGGTGAATTTGATACAATCTATCATGAGCATATTTCTTTCTATAATATTAATTCAATGTATAGATTATGTGAAAGAGCTGGTTTAAATCTTATTGATGTAATAATGCATCCCGTGCATGGTAATAGTTATGTATTTGTCATTTCTAAAACTAAGGAAAATATTAGCCACATTATGTCCTTGATTAAAAGAGAAAGAGATAGTGGATTATATGGTAAAGAAATGCTTATCGAATTTAAGAAGAAGGCCGAAGAAACAAAGAGAAAATACGATGAGTTTGTAAAAGAATGTAAGGATAATAATATTCTCGTACTAGGTTATAGTGCTCCAGCAAAAAGCTCTACTTTCCTAAATTATGTTAAAGAAAAACCTTCATATATTTTTGAGGACACCCCTTTAAAGCAGGGCAAGTATACACCAGGTACTAGTATATACTTGGTTAATAGTTTTAAATTTGATGATATAGATCATATAGAACAGATATGTTTTGTAATATATGCCTGGAATTTTTATGATGAAATTAAAGCTAAAATTATTAAGAACAGGCAATTTTTCGGCAATTCTACAAAGAAAAAAGATATATTTGTTAGATATTTTCCAGAATTTACTGTAGAGTATCAGCAATAAATTTAAAGGAGGTACCATGCTAAATAAACTTTTAGACGGTGTAGATAAGGCAGTTGCCTACAAACTAATGTTGGCACATATCATTATTATTGCTGTAAGCAATTATATTGTTCAATTTAAATTTACAATATTTGGTGCTCCATTGGCTTGGGCTGCATTTACTTTCCCATTAGTTGTTGTGCTTACCGATCTTACTGTAAGATTGTTGGGCAAACAAACAGGACGAGCAGTAATTTCACTTGCTTTTATTCCTGCTATTGTAGTAAGTATGGCAATAGTAAAACTAGGTGGTGCTCCTGATTCTGTAGCGTTTCGTATTGGGTTAGGTTCAGGTATGGCTTATTTTATAAGTAACCTGCTTGATGTTTATGTATTCCAATACTTTAGAGAGAAATATAGCTCATGGTGGATTGCGCCTACACTAAGCGCAATAGCAAGTACATTTATTGATACTTATGTATTCTTTGGTACTGCTTTTGCAGGTGGTGCTGATGAGTTTATGGCCAATAATTGGCATATTGTAGCAACTAATAATAGTATTAGTAAGATTCTAGTTAGTTTACTTGTTATTTTACCAGCATATGGTATCTTATTGAATCATTTACAAAAGAAGTTCGTGAAGTCTGAGTAATATATTATGGAGTTATTATGGAAATTCGTGATGAGCAGTTTTTGTGGGTTGAGAAGTATCGTCCTCGTAATCTAGATGATTGCATTCTCCCCCAGAATCAAAAAGACTTTTTTCAGGTCTTTCTTGATAAGGGGGAGATTCAAAATATGTTATTGTGTGGTTCTGCAGGTGTAGGTAAAACTACAGTTGCAAGGGCTCTATGTGAACAATTAGAGACTGACTATATCATTATTAATGGTTCAGAAGAATCTGGTATTGATGTACTTAGAACTAAAATCAAACAATTTGCTTCAAGTGTATCCTTTAGTGGAAAGACTAAAGTAGTTATTCTAGACGAGGCGGACTATCTGAATCCTAATAGTACTCAGCCAGCGTTAAGAGCATTCATTGAAGAATTCTCATCTAATTGCAGATTTATTTTTACTTGTAACTTTAAGAATAGAATCATTGCACCTCTGCATTCAAGATGTGCTGTAGTTGAATTCAAATTATCTAAAGAAGATAAACCGAAGATCGCAGCTAAGTTCATGAAGCGACTTAAGTTTATTCTCGAGAATGAAAATGTAGCATATGATGAGAAAGTAGTCGCTACATTACTGATGAAATATTTTCCTGATTATCGTCGTATTCTAAATGAATTACAGCGATACTCAGTTGCAGGTAAAATTGATGAAGGTATTTTGGTTAATATTTCAGATGCCAGCTTTAATGATCTTGTAACGTCCCTGAAGGATAAAGATTGGAAAAAGATGAGGTCTTGGGTTGTGAATAATTCAGATCAAGAATCAACTGCGATCTTTAGAAAGATTTATGATCAACTTGTAGATCAGGTAGTACAGGTGCCGCAACTAATTCTTTTGCTTGCAGATTATCAGTATAAAGCAGCATTTGTTGCGGATCAAGAAATTAACCTTGTGGCATGTTTAACTGAGATTATGGCAGCAGTGGAGTTCAAATGAAACTAGTAGAATATATAAAGAATGGTAGGTGCGCATTTGTGACTGAAAGAGGCACAGATTATAGAGTAGTCTTTATTGATTCTTACTTTGAAATCCAATATGAGAAGTTTTGTAATACATTTGGTATTGCAGATTTCTATGCTAAGAAATGGGTAGATTTTAATGACGACGTTATTCAATGAAAAACCTAAAGCAGAGGTTGTGGAAGAGCCATATAAAACACCTGCTATATCTCCGTTTGATTTTATAAATGCTATTCATTATTCTAAAGAAAATCTTATAGTAGATGACTGGTCCGAGAAACAATATAATTCATATCTGATTAATAGAGGATTATCTTACGGTCACGACACTGTAATTGCAGCAAACGAGATGAATTCTCGTCCCCATTTGGATAAGGCCTTACAAAATTCATTTCTAATAAATATAATTAGGGCTAAAAAGAGATTCAATAAATGGATCAAGCCTGAGAAAATTGAGGCGATGGAAGTTATCAAAGAATACTATGGCTATAGCACAGACAAGGCACGCCAAGTCCTTCCTCTCCTTAATGATGAAATTATTAATGACCTTAAAAGAAAACTAATAAAAGGTGGACGGAATGGCCGATGAATTTTTTAAAATTGATTTTCCCAGATATAATCCTTTGGAGGTCAATCTAGTACAACCAGATGATTTTTTGAAAGTAAGAGAAACACTAACTCGTATCGGTGTTGCTTCACGTAAGGATAAAGTATTATACCAATCTTGCCACATTCTACATAAGCAAGGTCGTTATTTTATTGTACATTTTAAAGAATTATTTGCTCTAGATGGCAAACAAGCGGATCTAACCGATAATGATATACAACGTAGAAATACCATTGCTAAATTGCTAGTAGACTGGGGTTTAGTAAGTATTATGGATGCACATTTACATAATGATATTGCACCTTTATCTCAGATTAAAATTATATCTTTTAAAGAAAAGAATGACTGGGATTTACAAACTAAATATAATATTGGTAAAAAGAAACAGGTGGAGTAATGGATAGAATTTTGATTATGGGATTACCAGGTTCAGGTAAAACATTTTTTGCTGAACGATTAAAAGTATATTTAGAAAATCATGGTAATAATTGTTTGGCTAGAATTACTGGTGATGTTCCTTACCCCGTATTAAAATCTAAGGTTGATTGGTTCAATGCTGATGAAATACGTAGGCGATTTAATGATTGGGATTTTTCCCATGAAGGAAGAATTCGTCAAAGTCTTAGGATGTTTGAATTTTCTTTAAAGTGCACGGGCGACTATGCTATTTGTGATTTTGTTGCACCACTACCAGAGATGCGACATAATTTTAAAGCAGACTGGACAATATGGTTAGATACAATAGATAAAAGTAAGTACGAAGATACTAATAAAATTTTCGTGCCACCAGATATCTATGATTTCAGAATTACAGAACAAAATGCTAGTAAATGGGTTCCCTATGTGGGGGAAATGATTATAGCAAAGGAACGTCGTCCAGTATTTGATTGGAAAAAAGAAACAGTGCAAATGTTGGGCAGATGGCAACCATGGCATGCTGGACATAGAGCATTATTTGAGCGAGCACTTGCCAAGACTGGACAAGTTGCTATTATGATTAGAGACTGCCAAGGATGGAACGATTCGAATCCATTTGCCATAAATCAAGTCACTGATTATATAAAACGAGATCTAGACCCATTATATCAAGGCAAATATGCGGTGATGGTTGTTCCTAATATAGTAAATATTACATATGGAAGGGATGTAGGGTACAAAATAGAAAAAGAAGTGTTTGATGATAGTATCCATAGTATTTCTGCTACTCAAATAAGAAAAGAAATGGGATTGGAAAAATAAAAATAAGTATTTTTGCTTTTAGTATATAAATAATTATATCCCCGGGATGGGAACTAGCATGCCAGTGAAGGCTAGTAAAATATTCACTGGTGCCAACGCCATTTGGGTTGGTTTTTAATTTAACTCGCTTAATAGGAGAACTAAAATGACTCTAGTACCACGTAACGTTTTGGATATGTTTAAGGACTTGGATAAGTTCTATGTGGGGTTTGATGATAATTGGAATCGTATGGCTAAGCTACACGATGATTTGACCAAAAATATTCCTAACTATCCCCCATACAATATCCGCAAGGTAGAA